AATAGAGAATTATTTAACCCGCATTCAAATTTAACTGTTTCAAATTTTGAAGATAATAGTGTTGACAACATAATTACAGCAAAAGGTCTTTGGAGTGGCAATCAAACTGACGGTGGAGATGATAGAACTTACAATACTGGAGATTATGTTTTCACATACAGTAATCGAGTTCTCTCTGGTCAAGGTTTAACCGCAAACTACTATCAACAACACCCTGTTTATTACATTTGTAAGTCTGGTCATACGGCAAGAGCAAGCGAACCACCAAATAAAAGAACAGATTTATGGATTAAAGATGCTTGTTCTAAAAAACTTTTTGCCTGTAAATTAAGATTTGCCAACGATGATTGGGGTGGAGTGAACGCGAACAAAAATTTACCTTATGGTGGATTTCCTGGAACAGAAACTTATACTTATTAAAATGATAAAAAGACAAATAGAATACGAATCTGAAAAACAACCAAACAAAGAAGTTTGTGGCTTTGTTATAGAAAAAGAAGGTGAATTGACTGCATTGCCAATGAAAAATTATTCTGAAATACCAGAAGATGAATTTTATATTCCTTCAAAAGAGTTTTTGTTTGTTAAAAGAAACAACAATATTGTAGCAGTATATCACTCGCACTGTAAAGGTGGATCCGAACCATCTAATTTTGATTTAAAAACATCAGACTTGATTTGTTATCCTTTTGTTATTTATTCGTTAGAACAAAATTCATTTCATATCCATGAGCCGGAGCATTCTGATGCGGATAAAAAAAATGTTGAAAAATTAAAGGAGGCACTAAAGTGACTGAAATACACTTACATGGATTAGTTGGTCACAAGTTTGGTAAACTTCACAAATTTGTGAATGTGTATAAAGCTAGTGATTGCTTTAAAGCTATAGACGCCAATCGAGAAGGTTTTATGCAATACTTAATAAGTAGCGCACAAAAAAACCAACATTATGAAATGATTGTAGACGAAGAATCCATTGGGTCTGTAAATGAAGCTTTTGAAAAAAAACAAATAAAAAGAATAGATATAGTTCCAGTTCTTGTGGGTAATGCTCAATTCCTTGCTCAAGTATTTGTAAAGGTTTTGATAGCTGCGATTATAGCTGGTATACAATATTTATTAACACCAATACCCGAAAACGAACCAGATGGAGCTATAGGAAGAGTTGCGCCTTCATCTTATATGTTTGCAAACAGAGAAAATATAGCATCACAATATACACCCGTTCCTTTGGGTTATGGAGCGTTAAGAGTAGGTAGTAAAGTTATACAAACAATTATTGATCCTGTAGATTTATCATCAAGAGAAAGTCGTCAAGGAGTTGATTTGGTTTCTCAACAGTTAGCTGGTTTACAAGGAACTGAAGCTGGAGCGAGAGCAGGAGGAGCATACTAATGGAAGTTAAAATAATTTTACATGGAAAATTAAGCAAACTTTATGGAAAAGAGTTTTATTTTTCTAACATAGCTAAAGCCAAAGATGCAGTATACGCATTAGAAACTAAATTTCCTGGATTTAGAAAATATATAGTAGATCAAGCTAGAGAGGGTTTAAATTATGAAATCATAGTCGATAATAAAACTGAAACCGCATTTAGTATGAATGATACAAAAAATATTAAAGTAGTAGAAATTGCACCAAGCATAATAGGAAAAGACCCAGTTACTCTTGGTTTAATATTAGGTGGTGGTTTGGCAGTTGCTGGTTACTATATAGGTATAACAACATTAGTTGGTGGTATTCTATTTGCGATTGGAATAGGAATAATTATAGCAGGTATTAATTACTTAATGACTCCAATACCAGAAAGAGAACCAGATGAAGCTTCTAATAGAGCTGGTGTAAAAAATTCATCATTTTTATTTAATAGCCCTCAAAATGTTTCAACACAAGGTAGACCTGTTCCCATAGCTTATGGAAGATTAAGGGTGGGTTCTTATGTCGTAGGAACAACACTTTCAAATTATAATTTATCGCAAGATAGGCAAAATGTAGCTTATGAAAACATAAAATCAAACGCATTGGTGAAAATACATAATACGTTTGGATCCTCAGTGTCTAATCATATAAGGGGGTACTAATGAAAGACTACATAAAGAAAAAGTTTAAAAAAATACAAAAATATTCTGTAGAAGGTCACGGTGGTCATGGTGGTAGATCAAAAGATGAACAACGTGCAGCAGCAGAAGCAAAAGCTAATAGAATAGAGGCTAATGCAGCCAAAATTAATGAAACATTTAATCAGTTAAATCCTCCGTTTGGAGCAGACCTTCTTCTTGGAAGTGCTAAGTTACAATCTGTAGAACTGTTGTCGGATGGACCGATAAAAGGATTTTTTGATTTAGAAGGTAAAAGCGCACCTGTTTTACACGCTACATTTATCGATGATACTCCAGTAGTCGCTTCTTCGAGCATAAAGGTAACACACAAAAATTTAAAACTTGATGATTGTAAAGCTTGTCAAATAGATTACACCACAGGTGTAAGAAGATATTTAATGGATTTTAGAGCCTATTTATCTACTGGTATAGGTGTAAGCGGCAGAAAACACCCACCGAGTGCTACCACCGCAAATCCAGCACCAGAAATGCTAAAACCACGTACTAATGGAGATTATGCAGATGGTAAATTTAGAGGCCTTGTTACAAAACGAAAAGATGATTTAGTTTATGCTCTTGGTGGAAGCTCAGATGATAGATTGCACTCAATTCAATTTGCTGCAAATTTAGGAATAGATACTTCTGATAATATAACAAGTGATTTAGGTAAGGGTCAATGTTTTGGTTTTGAAAATCAAAGTGGCGGTGGGTATAGAATATCTCCGTATGCACAGCAAAGTTTTTATGGACAAGATCAAATAACCAACACAACTGATTTCACCATACCTACAAAAAATTTTTACTCACCTTTTAGGCCATTAAAATATCAAGGCGCAATGGTGTATGGCGCTGGTTTAAACACTTTAAATGGAAATATAGAAACCGCATTTGTTACAAGAGCTTTCCATAATATTATACAAGGTTTTTTTAGTAGTAGTTCAAACATAACTAAATTTGAAACTGGATATGCTGATCAAGTTATAACCGACGACCCCGAGATTTTTTCTGAATGGGGAAAAACGACAGGAAGAAATGGAACTGACAATAGAACTAATGGAACTATGCGTCCCTTAGTTACTGGAGACATACCTTACGTTACTAGACATTTTAGTTTTCAGCCGGGTTCTGAAGAGCCTTATGGTTTAATAGAACCTCATCTTAGTGGTATATTTAATTTAATCACTCAACTTCCAAACAAAAAAGAGACTCAAGGTTTTATATTTAAACAAAAAGCAGAACATGATTTGAGCAGATTCAGTTTTCATCATTTAACTGGAACAAAACATGAAAGTTTAACCCTTGGAGGACAAACCAACAGACACGTTTTAGAATTAAGAGGAAAAACTTTATCAGACCCCACAGAAAATCATTTTAATTATATAAGATTTGAAAACACTAATAGAAAAAATACTAGAAAACCAAGCGAGGTTGGAGCCGATGAAGAATTTGATACGTTACATAATGCTGGTTATACAGAAAGAAGTTCTCAAGCCACTGGTATATTAGGTTTGGGGCTCAAAGCCGCAGAAACTTACAGATTATCTGGTAGTTATTACATACCTGCTGGAGCAAAGGTTAGTGGATTAAGATTTTTTACAGCCACTCCAGAATTTGTGTTGATAGGTGGTCCTACAAGTTTAGATGCTCGAAGTAAAATGGATCAATGGGTAGATTTTAACGCTACATGGACCGCATCAACAGCTGACGAAGGTTCAACTAGTAACCATGCACCTGGAACTTTCTCTTTGGCGTTCATGGATTTTACTACAGATAATTCGGAAACTAATAACGTACAGGGACAATTTAATGTAAATGATCAAGTCTTTATTAAAAACTTAACAATAGCTAGAGAAGATTTTTTAAATGAAACAGATGATTTCGTAGGTAGTGACACTGGTTATTTAATTTTTCCAGCAGACGCAGACTCATATACTTTTTTTACTGGTTCTGAAAGCTCTAGGATAAAACCCAAGTTTGATTTAAGTTTTTCATTTGGTAGTGGAGCAGCAATTAAACTGGGCGAAGAAACATTAAAATATGTAGTTCCAGACGTTGATGGCTTTAGTGGAATTAAAAGAGATATTGTAGAGTCGATTGTTCTAGAAACCGACGTTAAAGGTGAAGATAGAAATAATAGAACCAGTAAGCCTTT